TGAACGGCGGTACCAACGTCATCTATGCCGGCGGCGTCGCTTCTCGTTCTGCCCTGGCTGACAACCTGACCGTCATGGACATCAAGAAGGCTGCCCGCGCTCTGAAGACCCAGAACGCTGAGAAGATCGGTGACAGCTTCGTCGCTATCATCCATCCCGATGTTGCCTATGACCTGACCAACGATCCCAAGTGGGAGGCTGTCAAGACCTATGACCCCGAGGATTGGTACGAGGGCGAAATCGGCCGTATCGCCGGTGTCCGCTTTGTCGAGACCACTGAGGCCAAGATCTTTGAGGGCGGCGTCTACTCCACCCTGGTCCTGGCTGAGAACGCCTACGGCGTCACCGAGGTCGAGGGCGGCGGTCTGCAGCACATCGTCAAGCAGCTGGGCTCTGCCGGTACTGCTGACCCCCTGAACCAGCGTGCTACTGTTGGCTGGAAGGCCATCAAGTGCGCAGAGCGCTTGGTCGAACAGTTTATGGTTCGTATCGAGTCCAAGTGCACTTTCCAGGGCGAGATCAACTGAGGACAACTAAATAAGTTATCTGAGGGGATAGGGTAGCTCCCGAAAAGCGGTATGCCTTGCCGCCTTCCCCTCGGTCAACTTCAAGGCGCTTACGAAAGGCGGTAAGTATGAGTAGTGTGAAAGACATGACCGGAATGCGTTTCGGTCGCTTGCAAGTTGTTTCGCGTGCGCCAAGCACAGCGGACGGGCTGGCCCAGTGGAATTGTGTCTGCGATTGCGGTACACACCGCGTGGTTCGCGGCTCGATGCTGCGATCAGGCCGGACAGTAGGCTGTGGCTGTGTTGCAGCAGACAAAAACCGGGAACGGAAAGTTCATGGCCGTACACACACCAGGCTATACAATGTCTGGGCGGGCATGAAAGAACGATGCACCAACCCGCAGGCGACAAACTATCCTGGTTACGGCGGCAGAGGTATCACGATCTGTGTCGAGTGGCTGCGAGACTTCCAGGCGTTTTACGATTGGTCAATGGCCAATGGCTACGACGAAAGCGCAAAACGTGGAGAATGCACCCTCGACCGCATTGATGTGAACGGCAACTATGAGCCGAACAACTGCCGGTGGGTTTCCATGAAAGTACAAGCCCAGAATAGGCGCTGCATGATGAACCGATAACTGGCCGCAAGGCCGTTATCAAGGGCGGGGGAGGGGTTTTCCTCCTCCCCTCCCTCGTAACAATGAAGGAGGATTAAGCTATGGCTACTAAGAAAACCGAAACCGTGGAAGAGCCCAAGACCACCACGCTGGAAGAAATGCAGGCCCAGATGGCCGCTATGCTGGCCGAGGCACAGGCTGCCAAGGCTGAAGCCGCCAGAATGCTGGAAGAGGCCCAGAAGCTGTCTGCCGGCAAGCTCACTTCTGCCGAGCGTGCAGCCCAGATCGAGGCTGACCGCCTGCGTGGCGAGGAGCTGGTGGAGGTCAAGCTGTTCAAGGACACCGGCAAGTACAAGGACGATGTTTTTGTGGCTGTCAACGGCGAAAACTGCGTGATCAAGCGCGGTGAGCGTGTCCAGATCAAGCGCAAGTTTGCCGAGGTGCTGGATCATTCCGAGCACCAGGACTATGAGACTTCGCTGATGATCGAGCAGAAGTCCCGCGAGGGCGCAAAGGCCCTGTCCGAGATGTAACTGAATACTTCCGCGACAAACAAGCAATCTCTATGACACGGCATAGGGGCAGAGGTACCGATGGTGCAGTCTGCCCCTACGTTTTTATATAGGAAGGAGAGTGAAAATGGACAGGCTGATCGAAGTAAAAGTTTCCGGCAATCATCTGTGGAAGGATGCCAACCAGGCCGGTGTGCAGGGCGAGGGCAACATCACCCAGCTGCGCATCACCTTTGATGAAGGCTGGGACGGCTTTGCAAAGTCCATCACCTTCTTTGATGCAAAGGGCAAGAACCCGGTGAAGATCAACCTGACGGTGGATCGGCTGGAGGATATTGCGAAAAGCACGCTGGTTTATCTGTGCGCCATCCCTCCCGAGCCCCTGGCGATTGCGGGCAGATGCTCTTTTGTCATCGAAGGATATATCGACCAGGTGCGGCAGCGGGCTGTGGAGACACAGATGGAGGTATCTCCGGCCAAGGCCACCGATGATGCTGCCGTCCCCGGTGCGCCCACACCTACCCAGGCGGAACAGCTGCAGGGGGAGATCGAGGCTATCATGCAGGATATCCAGAAGGCATCGACCGCAGCCGGTCTGGCCGAAGAGGCGAAGAAGAGCGCGGAAGAAGCCAAGGCTGCAGCCGAACAGATTACCGCCAATGTTTCCGCAGCTGAAACCGCAAAGCAGGGGGCCGAAGCCGCCCAGGCAGCCGCACAAAACGCTGCCGGTGCCGTTGTCGGTGCATTGTCCAGTTATGTGCGCCAGGCTGAACAGGCCCGGGATGATGCCCAGGGTGCTGCACAGAATGCCGCTGAGACAGCCGCACAAAAGGCAGCAGAGGAAACCGAGGAGCAGCTGTCCGAGTATGTCTCCGATGCCGAAGCAGCCAAGGCCGCTGCCGAAAAGGCGCGGGACGAAGCCCAGTCTGCAGCCGGTGGCGACTATCTGGACAGACCTACCTATGACCCCACCGGGAAGAAGACTGACGTGTTTGCCTATGTTGACCAGAAGGTGGCGAACATCCCCACGCCGGACGTGAGCGGCCAGATCGGCAGCCACAACACCGACGGCACGGCCCATAACGATATCCGGGGGCTGATCACCGGGCTGACCAATCGGCTGAACGCTTTGGCGGACAGCGACGATATCACCCTGGACCAGATGAGCGAGCTGGTGGCCTATATCAAGAGCAACAAATCGCTGATCGACGCCATCACAACTGCCAAGGTGAACGTCAGCGATATCGTCAACGATCTGGTGACCGACAATGCAAACAAGCCGCTGAGCGCGGCCCAGGGCGTGGCGCTGAAGGCGCTGGTGGATGCGGCACAGACTGCCGCCACCAATGCTCAGACTACGGCATCCGGCAAGCAGAACAAGATCACCGGAACCGCCGGCCAGCTTGTGGGCTTTGATAGCAACGGCAATCCTACAGCACAGGACAAGCCGTCCTATACAGCAAGTGAAGTTGGGGCAGCCGCAGCTTCTCACACACAGGCGGCAAGCACCATCAAGGCGGGAACCTTTGGCGGACAGGTGATAGCAAACAGTTCCGGGCAGACTTACAGCACATACCTGTTGCGAAATACCCGACTGGCATCCGCAGATACCAACCCCACCGTCAACGGTCAAATCTGCTGGACTTACGGTTAAGGAGGGGCTGACCTATGGCACATAAGACCAGAGTTGGCGGCACCAACTATGGTATTTCCGGGGGTAAATGCCGGGTAAGTGGAACCAATTACAGTATCAAGAAGGGTCGTACAAAAGTAGGCGGCACAAATTATGATATTAACTTTGGGCCGTTAATAACACTCAAAATACGCTTTGTTAACGGATATGATGATGGCCGAGCAAATCAGAGTTATGTTTGCTATGCCGAAGTCAATGGGGTGCAGTATACGAGTGATGTTGACTTACAAGTTTCTCCGGACACGGTTGTCAACTACTATGTGAGCAGAGGTTCCAATGGTACCCGTTCATGGAGTAGTACACTTGAAATTTATTACGGTGGAACAATGTATGATTATCTCCCCGCAGATGCAGCCGGAAGATACACATTCTGGGACGAGGCAACAGAAGAGTTTATTTTTTCGTTCATTTATTATATCGGCGCAGATGATTAACAGGAGGTTAGTTTATGACATATTTGAAAATTAACGAAACCCTCTATCCTGCCGAAATCAACGGCAAACTGGTGGATAACGAATGGGGCAAGCGTGACAGCAAGGCCATCACGCTGGAAATGGACTACGCCACGGCTCTGGCTCTGTTTGTGGACGGCCTCGTTTGGAGCATCGTCATGGATGTGCCGCAGGTGCAGGAGGACGGCTCTGTCCTCACTGTGCAGGAGGAATACGACAATTCCGAGTATGGCATGGCAGGCCCCATCACTGACAACCGGGACGGCACGGTCACCGTCAAGATGGGCAAGAAGACCGACGGCGAAATGCTGGCAGAGCTGATGGAGGTGCTGAACAATGAATAATGCCGAGTTTAAGGCCATCAAGGCCAAGATTTTGGCGCACAAGGAAAAGGCCAATGATCTGGATGTCATCGTCAGCCAGATCATGCAGCTGCCTTATGGTCAGCTGAAGAAGGTTTTGACCGACGAGGTTATGGCTGTGCTGGAAAAGTACGGCTATACAGAATAAGAAAGGAGAAAAAATTATGGCAGTTAAAATCTCGAAGGGCGCTATCGTGCCCACAAAGCGGCAGCTGACCATCGAATGGGACGGCGACACAACTGACCTGATTTGCTACACGTTTAACGGCGTGACGATGTATCTCGTATGTGAAGAAATGCTCAGAAACATCGAAGCGCTGCGCGGCGCTGTCATTTATCTGTCGGATGGCAGCGTGGAGATCATTGACGATAAAAAGTTTTCTGCTATTTACATCAATGCGCAGAAGCTGGGGACAGAGTTTTCTCTCGCCGGCAACGATCTCATTCGGGCAGCGCTCAGAGGAATTAATTATAGATTCGATACGTCTTCCACCTATAACTGCGGCATCATGTTTGCCAATGACGGTACGCGCTATGTGCAGAAACTCGTTTTACCGAATGCATGGGATCAGTTTCCTGTCGGAAAATCAGTTCGGGAAGAGCCTTGGTGTATCGACTATGATTTTCGCGATGAGTCGCATTCTCCCAACTGGCTGGACGCGACCGGACAAAGCAGACGCCTTGTTGCCGGCAGAACATATCGGGTCACAATCAATGGAGAAACCTATATTGCCGAGGCCCGAAATGTCGGATTGGGGATCAATCTTACCGTCGGTACGTTCGGCGTTTACTGTAGAGCGAATAGACCGCTGACAATTTCTAACGGTGTAAAAGGCGATCATAGGGTCAGCATTACCGAGCTCATCGAAAGCGCCCCCAGTGTTGCGGATGCTGCCGGAGATGCGCCCACTGCCGAGGAGTTCAATGCGCTGCTGACGGCTCTGCGCGATGCCGGTATTCTGGCAACCTGAACAGACAAATAAAAAAGCACCTCTTGCGAGGTGCTTTCCCGGTGGATGGGCGCACGGCAGCGATCAGGAGATGCGAACCCTATCATCCGAGCGGCCCACCGGCGGATCACTCCGCATCCGGGCGCTTACAGTATGCACCCGATCCGGGAGAATGTCAATCCCCGAAAAAACAAATCTCAAGAGGAGGTGCCCAAGTGGAAATTGATCACGAGCACCGTTTAACACAGGTTGAGCAGCTCTGCAAATCCAATGAGCACCGGCTGGTAAAGCTGGAAAAGGATCACGATGTGCTGCACAGTATGGCCGCAAGCCTGGAAGTGATGGCCAACGAACAGAAGCACCAGACCCAGACCATCACCGACGTCAAGACCGATGTGGGCAGGCTGGAGAGCAAGGTGGACGTTCTGGAAAGCAAGCCGGGAAAACGCTGGGATGGATTGGTGGACAAGCTGATCTGGGGCGTGGCCGGCGCGGTGCTGGCATTTTTGCTGGCGCAGTTTGGACTGTAAGGAGGATATCGTCATGGCAAAAGAGATGTTTATTAATTATGCGCTGCCGGTGATCGCGGCAGCTCTGGCCGGTATGGCCGGCTATATCGGCACGCAGATCAAGAAGCTGTACGAAAAGTACGTGAACAACAAGGTCAAGCAGGATGTTGTCCGCACCTGCGTTAAGGCTGTGGAGCAGCTGTACCATGACCTGGGCGGCCCGGAGAAGCTGAAAAAGGCCCAGGAGGGCGTGCGGCAGATGCTGGATGAAAAGGGCATTCCCATTACCGAGCTGGAGCTGAACCTTTTGATTGAGAGCATTGTTTCCGAGTTCAACTACGGCTTTGCCAGGGCCAGCGAGGTGACCCAGGATGCTGCTGAAAACTAAGCTTGCCAACCGGGCCAACTACGGCGGCACCCGCGCGGCATCGAGCATCCAGTGGCTGGTTTTCCACTTTACGGCCAATGACGGCGACACCGACGAGAACAACGGCAAGTATTTTGCCGGAAATGTGGTGAAGGCCAGCGCCCACTACTTTGCGGACGATGACAGCGTCACCCAGAGTGTTCCCGATCTGCACGCAGCCTATGCTGTGGGCGGCAAAAAGTGGACGGACTGCTGGAAGACCGGCGGCGGCAAGCTCTATGGCCGGGTAACCAACAAAAACAGCATTTCCATTGAGCTGTGCGACACCAAGCGTGACGGCACGATCAGAGCCAGCGAGGCCACACTGGCCAACGCTGTGGAGCTGGGCAAAATGCTGATGAAGAAGTACAACATTGACATTGACCATGTCATCCGGCACTTCGATGTGAACGGCAAGCATTGTCCGGCCTATTTCATGGACGAGCTGGCCTGGGCAAGCTTTAAATCCCGGCTGGTGGACAAGCCTGCCACCCAGGCGAAGCCCGAACCCGGCACATTCCAGGTGAAGATCCTGGCATCTGTTCTGAACATCCGGAACGGCCCCAGCACCCTTTACCGCGTGGTGGGAAAAATCCAGGACAAGGGTGTTTACACCATCATCGAAGAGAAGAACGGCTGGGGCAGGCTCAAGAGCAAGGCGGGCTGGATTTCGCTGAACGCCAAGTACACCCGAAGACTGTAAAGGAGGGGCTTTATGGCAACAGCCAACAAGATCATTGAACACGTGGACAGCGTGAAGCCCAATGTTTACAGGGACGAGGAAAAGTTTCAGTGGCTGTGCGACCTGGACGGCATGATCCGTCGCCAGGTGATGCAGGAAGGGGAGGGCGTAAACTACGCCTTCCCCGAGGATATGGACACCCAGCTGCTGATCCCTCACCCTTATGAGGGCATTTATGCGCTGTACCTTGAGGCGCAGATCGACCTGCACAACAAGGACTACGAGGACTATAACAACACGATCCTGGTCTATACCGCCAAGCTGGAGGAGTTCAAGCGGGCGTATATCCGGGAGCACCGGCCCAAGAGCGCCGGCAGCATCAAATTGTGGTGAGGTGATGGTATGAACCTACCTTTTCTGAAAGCGACAAAGCGCAAGCAGGCTCAGAGCATCATCGCATTCCGTGGCGTCAACTACGGCGAGGATGGTGCTGACGGCCAGATGGAGGAGAGCCGCAACCTGTTTTCCGGCAGATTTCCCTGTCTGAGCCCGCGTGATGGCCGGGAGCGGGGCGACAAGTATGAGAACGCTACGGCGGTATGGTACAAGGACGGCCTGCTGGTGGTGGACGGCAGCGACCTGATCTATAACGGTGAGGTGGTTGGCGCGGTAAGCCCCGGCAAGAAGCAGTTTGCCAATATCAACACCAAAGTGGTCATCATGCCGGACAAGGTGGTGTTTGACACCAAGACGAGGGAGCTGCGGGGCCTGGGCGCGGAGTATACCGCCCTGGCAGGCTCTGCGGTGTTTGCAAACAGCAATACCGAAAGCAAGCTGACCACCCACATCGGCAGCTATGTGGAAGGCATTGCCGGTTCGGGCAACGTGGGCGGCAACGACGCCCTGGGCCAGAAGAGCCCCATTTTTATGCTGGACAAACCGCCTTTTACCAAGGTGTATGAAAGCGGCAGCGTCAGCGAGGAAAGCGGCGGCTTTGTCCTGGGAGCCGAACGCACCGGGGACGGCCTGCAGGCGCAGAACGTGGCGGTGGGCAACGTGTTTACGGCGGCATCCCTGGGCGCTGACGGCACCAAGCGCATCGGACGGATCACCGGCAAGACCAAGTTTCCGGAGAGCAAGCACCAGAACGGTTACACCGTTCAAGCCTGGAAACGGTATAACGTGACGGAAAGCCAGGTGACAACCACGGATATTGCAAGAAACAGCGGAGATTTTGACACGGAGAGCGTTACCCCCGTCCCCAACAGCAAGATCAAAAACATCTGCTACACCTTCAGCGATCTTCGCTTCTTTACAGGAAGCACCGGAGCCACCATCAATCTGGTGTTTGGCAGCGGGGTTTACATCAATTCCGAGGGCTATTTTTCGTTCTTCGATGCAACGCCGATCAGCTATACCTTTTCCAGTTATTTGTCTGAGAACAAAGAAGTTACCATTGGCCCGTTTAATTTTGTAAGTTACGGAAGAACTGCATATTCCCATATTTACGTTGGCATCGCTGACACCGACGGAAAGATCAGAAGCTATATCAAGCTGTATGTGCGAAATCTGGAGCCGTATGACGATAGCTTTACTTCCGCTACCTATTTTACGCTGACGCTGGACCCCTCTCGCATTTATGTGCAGACAGGGTATGACGAAGAAAATGACGAAAGCATCGGATATTATGAGCAGTACGTTGTTGCAAGATTTAACCCGTCTATCGAGGTCGTTACAACACCCCCCGACCAGCCCACCTATAATCGCGTAACCAGCGTTGCTGCAAGCAAGGGCGCTTTCGACAGTATTGTTTATGCCGATGTTTCCAGCGCTTATCCCCAAAACGGAGTCTACGGAATAGGCTCTACCTATTATTGGTTTGTGTATCTGGGGGCTGTGACCTATCCCTGCTATTACGGCTTCGACTATGACCTGATCGAGGCCAGAGACGCAGCGGGCGTCAGTGGGTTTGAGGCGGTCAACTTCCGGGCGGGTGACACGGTGGAGATCAGCGGATGCACCAGCCTTGAAAGCAACAACATCACGGCTACCATCCGGGAGATCACGGAGGAAACGGTGAACGGTGTGACCCAGCACAGCCTGGTGTTTGACAGCGGGCTGTTTACCACCGGAACGGAAACCAGCGCGGTGACCATCACCCGGAAGGTACCCAACCTTTCGGTGATCTGCGAGAGCCAAAACCGGCTGTTTGGCGCGGAGGGCAACACCATCTATGTCAGCGCTCTGGGTGATCCCACCAACATGAACACCTACGACGGCGTGGACACCGACAGCTACAGCGTGGCGGTGGCGACCGAGGGTGCCTTTACCGGGTGCATAGGCTACGGAAAGACGGTGCTTTTCTTCAAAGAGGACTGTATGCACAAGCTGATGGGCGACTATCCCAGCGAATATCAGCTCTACGATTACATGGTGCCGGGTGTGCTGGAAGGCAGCGAGGAAAGCCTGTGGAACCTGAACGAGGTTGTTTATTACCACGGCAGGGAGGGTGTTTACCGCTATAACGGCGGTGCTCCCGAGCTGATCTCGGAAAACTTTGGCCTGCGGCGGTTTGACACGGCGGCTGCCGGTGCTGCGGGTGACCGGTACTACATCTCTATGCGGGATAAAGAGACCGGCGAATGGGGCCTGTGGGTATACGATGCCCAGCGGGACATCTGGCTGCAGGAGGACGAGACCCAGGCGGTGTGCTTCTGCCGGGACGGCGGCAAGCTCTTCTACATTGACGGCGAGGACAGCACGATGGTGCAGGTGAACCCGGAGAATAGTGAGGAAGAGATCGAGTGGAGCGCGACACTTTGCCGGATGGACGAGGTATACCACAATCGCAAGTGCTATTCCCGCCTGCTGCTGCGGGCAGACCTGGAAGAGGGTGCATGGCTGCAGGTGGAGATTTCCCACGATGATGGGCCCTTTGAGATGGTATACACCACCCACAAGGACAACAAGACGGCGGTGATCCCCATTCACCCGAACCGCTGCGACAACTTCCGCATCCGGCTGACCGGCGGCGGCAAAGTGCTTGTTCGCAGTCTGGTACGCGAGTTTTACCTGCAGAGTGAGCATTAAGCAGGGGAAAGGAGTCAATTATGGCTTTATCGACCAAACCGCCCGCTTTCGACAAGAACGATCCGGCGGGCACTTTGAGAAAAGTATGTACCTATCTGCAGCAGATGCAGGAGGAGCTGGACTTCACCCTGAAGCAGCTCCAGAAATCTGTTAACACCGGCGAAAAGCAGTAAGGAGGGCGAGTATGGCAAAGACAAAGAGAAACTATATCAACGCAGATGATGCGCTGAATGCCGGCCTTAATCTTGAGGTGGCACCTTATGACCCCAAAGAAGTGGTTGCCGATAAAGACGGCAAGTATTTGGGGCTGAACGGCACCACCATTGACGATATGCAATTCGTCGGTACCGGCCAGTATATCAACAACACCAACTGGGATAAGATGGCCCCTGGGTATTCCGTCGTGACGAACCCCTATATGGCGGCCACGCCCGATCAGATTTCCAAGCGGCAGCAGGCCAGTCAGAAGAGCACCGGAACCAACGATATGACCCTGATGGGCGACGAGGCCTATAGCAGCATTCTGCAGTATCAGAAGGATTGGGCTGACGCCCAGGCCAGAGGCGATCAGGCGGCAATGGATGCAGCCCATGCGGCGGCAGAAGCGGTTCGCGCCAAGTACGGTTATTCCGGCGGCGCAGACGGCAGCGAGCATCTGGGACTGATGGCCTATACCAAAGACCTGTATGCCGAAGAAGAGGACGATGATCGTGACTGGGGCGGCAGCTCCGGCAGTTTCGGCACCTCCGGCATGGGCGGCGGCTTCTCCTATGAGGATGCGCCCCAGTATCTGAGCAAGTATCAGGAGCGCATCGACGCACTGGCAGACGCTATCCTGAACCGGCCCGCGTTCTCCTATGACCCGGAGACCGACCCCACCTATCAGCAGTACAAGGCCAGTTACACCCGTGACGGCAAACGAGCCATGCAGGACACTCTGGCGCAGGTTTCTGCCCGCACCGGCGGTCTGGCAAGCTCCTATGCCCAGGGCGCATCCCAGCAGGCCTATAACAACTATATGGCGCAGCTGGCAGACAAGATCCCCGAGCTCAAGCAGCTGGCATATTCCATGTATATGGACGATCTGAACCAGGATCGAGCCGATCTGAGTATGCTGCAGGGCATGGAGCAGACCGATTACGGCAAGTTCCTGGACAAGCTGGGCCAGTGGAACACTGACAGAGGTTTTGACTATGGCGTGTACCGCGACGATGTTGCAGACAGCCAGTGGCAGACCCAGTTTGACTACGGCGTGCACCGTGACAACGTGGCCGACAGCCAGTGGCAGCAGCAGTTTGACTACAATGCCCAGCAGGACGCTCTGGCCCAGCAGAATTATCTGAACCAGCTTCAGACGGAAGCCGGCAACACGGCCTATGACCGGGCCATGCAAATGCTGCTGATGGGCATTAACCCCGGCGAGGCTATTCTGGGTCAGGCTGGCATTGATGGTGCTGCGGCCCAGGCTATCATCGGCGCGAATACGCCGGTGGTGAAGGCCCCTGCAGCAGGCACTGTTGGCACGCCTGATACCGAGGCGTCCGAGGAGCCCACTGCTATCGACAGCACTGAGGGTCTGGCGTTTCTGCGGGAGATGGAGAGAGACGGTGCTTCCGTTCAGGAGCTTTACGATATGCTGACTGAGCTGTATCGTAACGGCCTGATCACCGAGGAGGCCTACAACAGACGGCTTGATCGTTATCGAGTCAATTAAAAGGAGGAGCACATGGCGCTGACTGTAGATGATCTGAGAAAACAATACTATGAGAAGAACGGTCGCACCAGTACGCAGACCGAAAAGAAGACGGTGGAAGACCTGCGCAAGCAGTATTATTCCAGCAAGAAGGAAACCGAAGCGGCGTCTGCTCCTGTCACCCCCTCTGCCACTCAGCGGCAGAGGGAGGAGAGCAGGGAAGAGGAGCGCAGCAAGACCTCTGGTTTTGCTGTGACTACCCCTGCGGAGGTTCAGAAGGCCCAGAAGGCAAACACCAACCCCCGCTTTCTGACGGTAAACGAGCGGGCCCTTCAGAAGGAGACTCAGCAGAGCTCCAACCCCAGAGCGAAGGGTAACAATTCCGGTGACACCAGCTCCCGCCTGGGCAAGGGTATTCAGAGCATCGGCATGAATATCCCCGCTACTTTCGAGTATCTGGGCGAGAGTGGCAAGCAGATCAGGGAGAACGCGATTGATTA